ATAAGGTTCTATGCTTGGGCTAGTATTAGCACATATAATGCTGCTACTTGCGTTAGGTGCTATGGCAAGCAAATGTGCATTACGAACTCCATAACCCTCTGCATCTGGGCATTCTCCACGCTCTTTAGCCAGTTCTCTAGTAGCTCTATCTGCTTCTGATTTTATACGAGAAAATGCTCTCATATTAAAACTTTTAGCCATTACACCTTCAAAAGCTATATTGTTTCTTTGCAAATATGCGTGAAACCCCATAGCCCCCAAGCCAATAGATCTTTCCCTCATTGCACTGTACTTAGCTTTAGCTAAAGCATCAGGAGCATTCTCAATAAAATAACTAAGAACATTATCTAACATGCGAACCAAGTCTGGTATGAATTGGTCATTATTGCACCAAGAGTCAAACTCTTCCAAATTTACACTAGACAAGCAGCATACTGCCGTTCTGTCTTGGCTTGTTGGCAAAGTTATCTCTGAACATAGATTAGACTGATGAACTTTTAATCCCAAATTTCTTTGATACTCTGGTAGGGCGTTGTTTACTGCGTCCTCAAACATAATGTAAGGCTCCCCAGTTTCTACCCTATTTTGTAGCATCTTAACCCACAATGCTTTAGCAGCAACAGTTTTTGTTACTTTACCGCTATGGGGGTCTATCAAATCCCAACTATCATCAAAGCCGGGGATTTCTGTGGCCTTGGCAATCAGTCTCATGAATTTGTCTGGAACCACCACAGCATGATGCAAGTTAGTAGACTTACGGTTAATATCACCGCCTGTGGGCTTTCTAACATCAAGAAATTCTTCAATTTCTGGATGAGATACGTGTAGATACGCTGCATAAGAACCTCTCCTAGTAACTCCTTGGGAGAAAGCAAGCATTTCAGCGTCCACTACTTTCATAAAAGGTATAACGCCTGTGCTCTCACTACCATTACTTGTTTTAGAGCCTACAGATCTAATATTACTCCAACAACCACCAACACCCCCACCAGCAGAGGATAGCCAAGCATTTTCTGTGTAGTGATCTGTAATACCACCACGACTATCTTCTACATAATTTAAAAAACACGATATAGGCTGACCTCTAGTTGTTCCTCCGTTAGACAATACAGGCGTTGAGAACATAAACCACAAGTTACTAGCATAGTCGTATAGACGCTGTGCATGAGCGTCATTGTCGGAAAAAGCCAGAGCAGCACGAGCAAATGCATCTTGCGGAGAAGTTTCTCCCTCTATTAAATATCTATCTTCTAGTGTTTGTATACCAAAAGGCGATAAAAGCCTATCTCTCCCATAATCAATTTGCATTCATATACTCCATAACTCTATCATCAATTTCAGATAGACTGTGACCTGCTTCTGTGATAGCGTCTTCACAAAAGGTTATTAGGTCCATAAGCTCATAGTTTTTCATGAGCAACTGCTTATTATCGTTAAGATTTTGTATATACTTATACTTACTTTCTATTGGAAGCATATCGTAAATATCAAAAGCTGTACCATATGTTTTTATAAGTTCTGTAGCTCTCTTTGGGCCAATACCTGGAATCCCGGGTATATTATCACCAGAATCGCCAGTAAGAACTTTATAGCTAATATAGTCTTCTATTGGAAAGTCAAAAAACTCATCCCACGTATGAACTGTAGTTTCTTTTCTAGTAACAGTAGAGAACCTAGAAACATTATCGTTTACCATAAGATCCCAGTCCTTATCACTAGAAATTAGCCAAATATCCTCTATACCAAACTTCTCTCTTTCCTTGCATATGTATGCGGCAATATCATCGGCTTCCACTTCTTTGTATCTTAATACTAGAAATTTCTCCTCAAACATTTCTACTACTCTTTCGTAGGCTTCGAAGAAAGCATTAGAGCGTTCTTTCTCTTCTTCTGTTTGATCTGCAAATTTTTCTTTTCTGTGTGCTTTATACTCTGGAAGTATTTCTTTTCTATATCTACTCTGATATAAGTCTGCTGTAACTATAACTTTTGCGCAATCGTAAGACTGAGCAAGGCTTTCTACAGTCCTTACATAGTCTAAGTCATAATCATCGTATTTCTTTCCATGTTTCCAACGAAAAGCAACATTCATAGCATCTAACACAAGAGCATTCTGATTTTGTAATGGTTCTGGAACCATAGACATAAATTCACTCACTTTAGAAACTCCACTTTTTCTTCTTTTAACCACTCTTCCGCAAGCATTAGATAACAGTCTAACCAAGAAACATATGTATACCTGCACTTATCTGGGCAAATACTTGCTCCCACAAAGATCTTTGATCTTGAATACTTGAAGAACAACAGTGGTTCTTGATTTCTTTCGGCAGCCTGTTCTATTAGTTTAGGCCACCACTGTAGTATGTAGTTTGTTTTATTAGTAAATATTTTATCGGTAAAGGGTGAATTTTCATAATTCTTAACCTCTATACAAAATCTATTGTCCTCATGGGGCACATACAAATCCCCTTTCAAATAAGAAAGAGCGCCCGAGGCGGGCACCCTTTCAAACTGTAGCTTGGTATGCTCCCGAAGCAAATCTCTAACAAGATACTCTCCGCGAGCACCCTTTGCTCTTGAATCAACCATTTACTAACCTACTTATATTATTGTGCTTTTGCACCTCTATCTTTTCTAGTAGTGGATGAGACCACAAGTGAGATACCAAATATGTATTTAGTTCTTCCTCAAGTAAAACCTCAATTAGTTTTTCCCTTCCGGACTCATCCAGAACATTCATAACTTCATCTAAGAATAAAACATTAATCTTACTAGAAGACAAGCTATTCATTAGCTTTCTAATAGCTAATAGAGTAGCCGTATTTACCCTTGCCAGTTCTCCACTAGATAAAGCCAATATATCAATTACGTTTCCATTATCCGTAACTTCCACATTTAGTTTATCATTGTTTACTGCAAAGTTCAATGTAAACCTACCATCAGATAATTCTGACAAATATACGCTTGTAAGTTCTTCTAACTCTTTTACAAGGTTTTCTATCTTATAAGCTATAAGTCCTGTGGTGCTAAATGCTTTTTTCAATATCTCAATATTTGATCTACGCTCACCACAAGAATCGTACTTATCTTTAGAGTCTTTAAGATCTGACTCAAAATTAGCTGTTTGCTCTAGTATTACTTCTATGCGAGCATTGTGGGCTGCAATTTCAGTATTTTCTCTCTCAACAGCTTCCAAAATATTTCTATCTTCTTGTATCTTATCTTTTAACATGTATACCATTTTTGATAGAGTATCCTCGTCCAGAACTTCAGAAGGCATACTGGTGTCTATGGAATTATATAATTCACTCCATTCTCTTTTTGCTTTATTCTTCTCTATAAGATTAGAATTTGCCTCTTTTATATCCTCTATGGAACTTTTAACAATATCAAACTCTGCTTTTAAAGTTTCCAGGCTACTTCTATGATGCTCCATCTGTTCGGAAAACTTTTCTTTAGGTATATCTTGACCACACGAACCACATACATCTGGAGTGGATTCAATCCTTTTTATTTCCTTTTTAGCGTGGTCTGCAAACCCTTTTATCTCTCCTAATTTAGATTGTAAATCATCATAAGAAATTAATTCTTCTGGAGCTTCCATAGAGTTAATTTTATTTATATCAATACTACGAAGAAGGTCTTTCTTAGTATTATTTTGTAAAATTTTTCTGTTCGTAACCGAAATATTTTCAAGTTCCAACTGTAACGAAGCCAATTCTTTTACGGTGTCTTCATTGATTTTTGGTAGATTTTTCATTACCTTTGGTTTGGTATCACTCAATTTGTTATTTTCCAACCATTTTTGTGCTACCGAAACCTTGGCTTCTAACCCTGCGTATTCTTTATCAATCTGCCTTGAGGCGTCCTTGAAAACTTCAAACAATTCTACATACTTTTCCAGTCCTAGAAGGTCTATAAGAAACTTTTTTCTATTCGCATCTGTTGCTGTTAAAAAGTTTAAGCTATTATTTGTGTTTTGATATACTACTTGAGTAAAAGTTTTAAAATCATAACCAAGAACAGCTTGGATATTTTTATAAGTATCCGTAGCTGTATGACTACTAATATCTTCCCCGTTTTTAGTAAATACTGCTTTTAGAGATGCTTTTCTTTTAACAGATACCGTATAAATATCTTCTCCAGAAGAAAATTCTACAAATATTTCGTATCCTTTCCCAATATCTCTATTAGCTATATCTGCTTTTTTGATCCCCTTACTGTTTTTATTAAATAAAACTTCCTCTAAAATTAACGGGATGGAAGATTTCCCCACCCCGTTAGTTCCCAATATCTGGGTTATTTTAGAAGAAGATAAGTCTACTTCATTGTTTTCGCCATAGCTAAAACAATTACTCCATCGTAGTTTCTTTAGAATAATCATTATATATTCCAATAACTCCTGGTATCTTTTCTTCGGGTATCTCTAAAATATATGTTAGATACTCTACTAATTCTTCACCTATGCTAAGATTATTTCCTAACACTAAGGCTGCTTCTGTGCTTCTTTTTACAATTTTCTTATCTAACAAAGAAGAGTTAGAAACTTTAGAAAGGTCTCCAAGGTCTCCTTCGAGTTCATAAATGACATGATCGTAAAACTCCTGTACCATATCGTCCTCAGAAGATACGGTCTTTCTTATTAACTGAGGAAGTTTTAGCTCTTCCCAGTACCAATCGTTATCCTCCATTAGAGCTATAATTACACCTGTTGACACCCTATTACGGTGAAAAGATGTAGTCATAGGACTTCCAGGATACACTATATTTTTCTGTGTGTTGCTGTGACTATGTAAATCCCCAGCATATACTACAGGAAATCTAGCGAACCTCTCTAAGTCTACCTCGGGGGTAACGTGAGGGGGTATTTCGCCCCTCACATGAGTAAACACAGGTAAGTTAGAATTAAGTATCTCGATACTATCCTTTTTATGTAAATCACAGTAAGGAAGTATACTAAAACCTCTGCTATCTTCATAGCTCTCATCCACTATAGTTACTAGTGGATTTAGTCTCTGAGTAACTTCTCCCAAAGAACTAAAGAAGGTTTTATTCTTTTTAGTTGCTTCGTGATTTCCATCAAAGATTATAGTTTCTACACTTACTTTCGATATAAACTCAAAGTATAACTCCAACTCATCTAGCGTTGGTACTCTGTCGAATATATCTCCGCCAATAATATGTAGATCTACATCTTCCTCAAGGCTATGTATCTGCTCAAAGAAACTGTTATATCTTGCAATAGCCCAATTAACTGGGACGTTTTTCTGCCCCAGTTTTATGTGCCAATCTGCGCTAAACAGTATCTTCATTAAGACACATCAAAGTCGTCGTCATCAAACTCTTCTGCGTCTGATTCGTCAACATTCTCAGTATCTTTGCCCATCATACGCTCAAGCAACTCTTTTTGCTGCTCAGGTGTAGGTCTTCCAAAGATTTCTTCTACATCCGGTGCTCCTTCAATCAAAGCGCGAACCTCATCGGATACCGGCCCCTGAGCTTTAGAGCATTTGAGCTCTTGGATATTATACTTTACATTCATGGGCTGAGGACCAGTCTTTTCTTTCTCGTAGCAGATATCCCAACCTTTATCTAGGTCTGTGGGGTCTCCCAAGTCCGCTGCCAGTTTGATTACTCGGTCCATAAGGGTTTTCTTTGGATTGAAGATTTTAATTTCACCATTCTCAACACAAAGCATAACATAGCCATACTTTGACTTGAGGTCTGGGTAGTAGTGCCTAACCCAGTCTTTCTCAATGTTAGTCCAACGCTGTTGGTCTCTATCCCAAGATAGACACTCTACCGGCATAGTGCGACCTTCTGCGTTAGTTACCCAGTAAATATAACGAGGAATAATACCACCGAAGATACGAATACGATTGTCTCCGAATTGAGGCTTGTGCTCGTTTAGCTTCTCCCGACTACCGCCGGTATCTTCTTTCATCTGTCCAAATGCTAATGCCATAGTTTTTCCTTTTGCTTATGCTTCATAAAGA